ATTTGTGTTAAAATATAAAATTTTTGAACTGCTGTTAAGATTTGGTCCACAAATATTTACTACTCCAAAAGCAGCTTGCGATACTGTGGGGGCATCTCTTGAAATAGTAATATTGACGATATCTGATAATGGCATATTCTCCCCTTTTTTAAGGTGTTATATTTATGGTATCTTCAAATGTATCGACACTAGTATTAGGAAACTCTGACTTAATGGTTACTGTCTCTATATACCCAACATTTACTTTTGTCACAAAACATGTTCGTATAATGTATTCAACTTGAAACCTATTCTCTTGAGAATTATTGAATACACCACTAACATCTAAAATAGCACTTTTTTGAATCAACACAAGTTTATTTTGATTTAAAAAGTTTTTTATTGTGTCTAAATTATATGAATCAACAAGTTTCTGTAAATCATCTAAACCATTTTCTCCATAGTAATTTATAATAAGTAAAGCTTCAATATTTCCGGAAATTGCGATATTCCCAGAATTATCTGACATTGACTTGTAATCGCATCCTTCTTTTTTAAGCGAATGTATTTTCAAACTAATATACGGATAATCTATTTCAGACTCTTTTATATTTTGACCTTCCCAAATAATTGACACATTCGATAAGACAGTTTCAATCCAAGTGCTTATTGCAATTTTTATATCTATAATAGGTTGCATTATACAGCTCCTGTCACTTTAAATAAGACATATTTGTTGTGTGGTAACACTTTGTCGTATCCAGCAACCTGACAGATATCGAACCACTCGTTTGCTACAAGAACTTGATGTGGTTTTTTTGATGAATAACTATTTAAAAAAGACTTTGTATATAGAACATATCTAGCTGTTTCTCTAACTATATTAGGAAGAGTTGACAACATTGACATTTTTAACGGCTGTAAACTCCCATCAATGGAAAAAGGTGCTGATTTAGTTCCTGGTGTTTTTATACCGTGAACTAAAGTAATCTCAGACACCTGCCTTACAAAATGCTCACTAGACCCTAACACCTTTTACCTCCCTATGATGAAGATTAGCGTAAAAAGTACCAGACTCTAAAAGCGGATGATTAAAGTGCTTACGACTAACAGTTCTTGGAGCATTTGGAGGAGGCATTTTTCTCATTATGTTATTTTGAAGTTTTTCTACAACATAATCACCTATTTCAGATAAAACTTGCTCAATAGTCTTTTTTCCTAAAAACACATCCCTGGCTCCAGCATTCATTTTTCTTTGAATATGTTTTTGTTGAGAATCAAAAGTTATTCTGAATAATGCTCTTTCGGGTATGTTTTTATTAGGAGCGCCAAATTCTAATATTAAAGCAACCATTACCAATTGCTTATATGTTTTAATACGAGAAGAGGCATTTGTTGTAAATTTATTATCATTAGGTAAACCAATCTCAGTTCGCATGCGCTTAAATGATTGCGCTGTTTTTACAAAACGCGACCAGTTAACATCACGCGAAGTAACTTTTATGGTTACACCTTTTTGATTCATCTTATACCTCTGGTATAAACAAGAGGAATACAGCTTTGCTGTAAATTTGATAACTCAATACCCCAAGAAGTTTGCGCTAAATATGGGTCAAGAGAAGATTGAACAGTGCCAGAGAAAAAACCACCACTGAAAGATCTAGACCAATCACCTGTTTTTTCACTAGAAACATTTCCAGAGGGTGCAGTATTACCATGCTGTTTACTTCTCTCCTCAAGTGCACACCAATGACACACGAGTAAACCCACTGCTTTATAGTGTAAATCACCAAAAGCAGTTTGGCTTATTTGCTTAGATGCTTCTGATATTTTTGAATCCAGGGTGGGATTCGATAAATAAGCAGAAGCTCTACTTGCTATATATTCAAGGGGCGTGGACATGATGTTATTTTTTATTTAAAGCTGGGATAGCTGATGAAACTTTAGTTCCTTCAACCTCTTCTTTAGTACCAGTTACTTTTCCAACTTCCTCAGAACCATTTCCAAGAGGTGCTTCTTTTGACTCGGGTTTTAAATCGCTTTTTTCCTGGGTTCGTATGGAAGTTAAACGTTTATCCACAGCTTCATGTATACCTTTACGACCATCTGACTCTTTTAAAGCTTTCAGTATAAAAGGGTCAGACATGGTTTCAACCAGAGCTATGGCCTCATTAATAGCTGCAGATTTTACTTCAGCTACCATTTTAGAAGCTCGTTCTTTTTGATCTGTAGAATCTACAGCCTCACTGGTAGAAGATGCGATCTGTTTGGTCATAACCATATTTCCGCAGTCAATCTCAGAAGTGAAACCTTTATTCTTTGCTATTTTAGCATATTCTGCATCTGATAAGGTGTTCATTCCAGGATAAAATACTACACCTTGTATTATGGTGCAGTTAGGTTTTTTACGATGAACTATAATCATAAGCTTTCCTCCAAAAGTTTAAAATTATCGCGTGTAGCTATTAACTACACGCTTAATACTTAGATACCATCAACAACAAGAACGGACAACGGATATGGGATATTAAACCCAGCAATTCGAGAATGTGTTGGAATAATATATGCTAAATTCCGTTCCTGGGCAGCAAATTGCTCATATATGATTGGAATATGTAATTGCATATGATCCAATGAACGGCGATAAAGAAGCATGCAATTTACAAGACCTGAACCTGTCCTGGGATTTGTAACATTTTTTAAGGAATGCGTTGAACCAAATACTACACCCGGATTCACTGCTTGAAGGAACTGTAGGCAAGTTGTCTCAGTTAAAGAACTACGAGGAGTAGTTTTAAGCAAAGCAAATTTTGCCGGTGGCAATAAAACTGTATCAATTGCTTCCAGACCATTTGTTAAATCAGAAACAGACTGAATAGCATTATTGACAATTTCAATCATTTCATCTGGATGTGCAGAATCAAAAACACCGTCATTTGTACTAGAAGTAAAGGAAGCTGCTGCGGTCTTTGTCACATTTGGATTGTAAAGAATACCCGTTAATCCTGCCCATTGTGCAGTACCATCTGCAAACCAGGCAATTTTATCGACCATAATATCATTTGATCGACGAGCAGCACTTGCTCTAAGAGCAGTAAGATTTCTTTTAGCCATTGCAGCTGAACGAACTTCCTGCATGCTCCAACCGTAGGACCCGCCTAGGCTCTGAATGATAATTGAAAACTGCTTACCTTTTACATCAGATTTCGGCAAATCATCCGCGTAATCAGTAATAAACTTTACCATTCCATGAGAATCATACTGCTCATACGTAATGGTTTCAGCACCAATCCCTGCTTCATTTGTTACAGGAAAAAGTTGCATTGCCATTGGCGTTGGGTACTTTACATCAAAAGCACGTGGCATAACGTACTCAAGTTGACGTTTGAAGAATACCAGCTGATCGGCATCCAGATTGGTTTGACCTATAATAAGAGGTTTTCCCATTGTATTTAACTCCTTTTCGTTATTTACAATAATTAAGGTAAGTTAATGTCCAAGATTCCTATACCAGCTGCTGACAAGAAAGTTTTTACTTTTACTGGTAACCCTGCTAAAGAAGTAGCTCTATTGGAATCACTATCATTACGGAAATTTCCGACTACATTTGCACCATTTGCAGTGTGGCGAATATACAAAGTATCCTTATCTGGATTGAACGCAGTTTCAAACTGAACAAAAATTTGTCCTCTGCGAAGAGTATTGACCAGGGAGTTAATACCGTATTCGCCAGCATTATCTGTATTTGGCAATCCGCCTTCTAGCCGTTTTGTTTCCTGTACAATACCATAAAAATCATTGGCATTGAAGGAAGCTGTATTTGTCCATGTTGGCTGTGAAGTACCACCAGTGGTAACTGCTGCAGCATCATTTACCGAAGCTTTTGTCCAAATATGAATAAGCCGGTTATTTGAAGCATCCAAAGAAGCTTTAACAACAGTTGAAAGTCCAGCAATAGCTGTTACTATGGCAGCCATAGTTGTAGCATGATTTGTAGCATAAACAACAGCTGAAGTAGATACTCCGCCAACAGTAACTACTGTGCTGTTTGAAGCAACGAGATCTGCACTTACTACAAGTGTTGAATAATTTGCTTTTGGCAAACGTATTTGATTGTGTGTACCTGGAACACGCATAACTCCACGACCAAAGGGTAGTGCTTCAGCTGCAATCATACTTTCAGTATGTTTAAAGCTTGTATCTGCAAGCATGCCTACACTACCAATAGCATGCTCTAATCCGTAAGTTAATTGCATAATAGAGCTCCTCTAAATAGAGAAAAGGTTACTTTCCAAAAGTCAAGTGCGCATTGAGAATAGCTTTTTCTGAATCCAACTGTGCCTTTTCTATAGGATCTGTTGAATCATGATTTGCTTTCTGTGTAGCACTTTGTCTTTGACGATTAATTGCCTCAGGATCAAAATCCAAATTCTCTACTATGCTATCGTAGCGAGCTTGGATATAAATTTCAGATTGACCGTCCAATTTTGCAGCTGGGGATTTCGCTACTATGATTGCTTTCTTAATATCAAGATCAGACATTGAATCCAGCTTTTTTACAGCTTCTTCATCAAGAACTGCAATAGCGGCTTTTTCCAGGTTCAGCCTGTTCTTTACACCCGCAGCAATTTCACTTTTCACATCTCTTTTTTCAAGAGTTTCAATTTTTTCTTTCTGTTCATCGATTTTAGCCTGAAGAACAGTTTTCTCATTGCCAAGAGTAGTTACTTTGGCAGTGAGCTCATCTACTTTGGCTTGCAACTTAGTAGTGAAATTTATCACTTCCTGTGCAGCATCATAATCAATGCCGTCTATACGATATTTTGGCATAATAGGAATCTCCTTTTGCTGAGTAATTATTTCAAATCCATCAAGTCTTTCAATCTCTTCTACACTTAGACCATCTAGTTTAAGTTTTAAATCATTACCACCACGCGCTCTATCGCATAACGCAAGATGATTATATATCCTTTTTATTTGGATAGCATCAAAATGAACACCATTAAAAGTACCACTCTTCAATATTACATGACATTTATAACCCGGTGAGAATTGATGCCGTCCATTATTTACGCTAGCTATACCCTCTTCATCTGTTATAGCTATTGGTGACATTAAATAATCATCTTGACGACGTATATTTTCACCAGTAGTACCTATTCTTCTACGTCTAATTGTTCTAGAATCAAGCATTATTTCAGGTGGATGGGTATCAGTTATTGGCTGCATTTTTAATGTACTCATACTATCTGCATTAAATAGCGTATTTGCTGGTACAAGCTCACTACGAGTAGTGCCATCAGCCAATAAATATTTCATTACACCGACTTTAGCTACTGGTACTTCACCACGAAGGTAACCTTCCTCTGTTTTAGTAACCTTGCCAATATTTTGAGAAACAAAATCACATCTATCAATTGCAACAACGTCCGCTTCATCATAGTGAATTATTTCCTCACTAGAATCAAAAGCAGTATACTTAAAATCAGGCATAATAAAAACCTCAAAAAAGAAAAGCCCACAAGTAAATTAATACTTGCGGGCTTTTGGTGATCTATGGTCTCAAGTACCAGAAGTAACCGTCAGATTATAATATACAATAAAAAAAGACTATAGTATACTACTTTACATATAATTTTTTAGTCAATTTTTCGTTTTGTATACATTTCTATATTTGAAATGCCTCCCTGGTTACAATTAATATCAACGCTTATTTTACCTGTAAAATTAGGTTCCTCAATAAGCTTAGACATTAATGTATCCCGTATATCATCTAAAAAATGATACACTTTTTTAATCATTACCCAGTCTTTTTCACTTGCCATTAGTCACCTCCAAGTAACTTTAGGAAATTTGCCTCAGGATAACACCTACAGTTATAATCTTCACCAACATGTAGCATTACACCACCAATTGAAGATTTACTTATCCAAGTACCATCTTGAGTATATTTAAAAATAGTCGGATCTTTCCAAGAACAAATTTTACCTTCTAAAGGTCTATGTGAATCTCTTACTTTTAAATCACGCATAGTGCGCCAAATATATTCTTCTATACCTAAGCCTAATTGCTCATCTCTATATAACTCTGAGTTAAAGCTAGCTATGCTTAATGTTAAACCTTTTTCAGTTTGTGCTTTTAAAGCTTTTAAATTTAAATCAGGCTCAAGCCTATTATTCTTTATAGCAGAAATAGACGCATTTTTAAAAATATCTATTGCTCCAGTTGCAATACTATTAAATTTAGAAACTTCTTTATCTATAAAAGCATTTTTAATTTCTTGCTTATGTGAAGCATTGGACATAAAAGTTTTACCTAATACAAATTTCACATGCTTTTCCCATTGTCTAGAATTCCAATGAGTAGTTCTATCTGCAATATTAACTATAGTGTTTTTAAAATTAGATACTGAATTTTTTATATGTCCTTCTAGTATTGCTATATATGCATTTAAACTTTCATGCCAAGAATCAATTTTTATTGGATACTCTGAGTATATTAAAGGCAATATTGGTATAATAATACTATTATATAAAGAAATCCAACTGTTTATTAAATTTTTTGATGAAATAATATAAATATTCTCTATACCTACAGGATAAAGCAAAGGTTTTGGCCTTCTAACTTTTATAATAGTTTTTACTATTTTACTTCTTGGAACTATAAGATTCATTCTTCTTCCTCATCAGAAGGGTTATCTTCACCTGTTGAACCTGGTTTTAGTATAGTTTCCATATTTTTCTTTATAGTTTCGATTACAGATAGCTTTTTTAATTCTAATACATATTCTTTTGGAAGTGTTAAGTCATTACTATAAGATTGTCCGCCAAACCTAGATAGTAACACATACTCAATTGGTAATCCAAGCTCTACATATACACTATCAGCTTTTGCATTCAATAACCTAGTCTCAGCTATCTCCTTCATTGTAGGTTGCCAGAGTGTATTAAATACTATTGGGAGGTCTTCTGTATTTCCCTTAAATCCACAAGCTTTGCTTTTAGCGGCATATCTAACTAATTTTATTAAATTTTCATATAAGTCATCTTCTTGCCTTGCAGCAATATCATCATAATAAAGACGAATATTGCCCTCAGCACCACCACCTATGCCTTTTGACTGATCACCTATAAGCTTTACCCTTGGTATACCCGTCATACCGCAAACTACATCAATTAAAACGTCTATTAATTCTCTTAGGCCTGATACGCCTATTGAGGAAATGCGCTCATATTCCTCATTCTTATCAATAACTATTGTATTGAGTATGTGTTTTACAAGGTCCATTGCCTTAATACGGTCTTGTAACTTCTGTTCCCCTTCTCTACTACCAAGTAAAGCTTGTAAATTAGAAACTTTTAACACGCCTAGTATAAAGTCAGTATTGATATTCTCTACGCCACAAAGACTATCGCATACACCAGTTAGTCTTTCAACAATAGATTGAAGCATAGAATCATTCCAACCTCTATTTCTATTCACTTCTATATCAGGTAATTCTCTACCATCAAAGCGTAATAAACGAGATTCATGTACTTGAAAAGGCTGCCCGGTAGTTGGATTATTTATAGTGTATATTTTAGGCTTACCATACTTTGCTTCTTTAGGATTATTATATAAGTCATCGGGGCCCCAAGTAATACTTCTCTTATCATATACTTCAAAAAATTTAATATCGAGTATAGCTTCTTCATTTACAGGCTCTTCTGCATCTCTTCCATCATCTATACCTATATATAAAACAGAACCACCAAATAAGTCTCCCCATTTAAGAGCAGACTTTATTTGTTTCTTTATACCTTTTTTATTAAGGTATTTTACAATTGTGCCCTCACTATCAGTCTCAATATAGAACCATTTACGAATCATATCTTCTATTGGGATATTTATTATTTTTGTAGCAAGGCCTTCTGCTCTGTATAAATCAATAAGAGTTTGGTCGTCTAGTACAGTATTAAGCGCAAAACTTGTATGCACTCTTTTATCAAAGCCTTGTAAACCCATACCTGTTACTACATTATACCAACCATCTATATGAGCCGGTATAAGCTGACTTGGCATATTAGTTAATGACTCACTCATAATTATAGCCTTGATAATTGGTTAAGGTCCGCATATTCTGGCCCAAATTCAGAATATACTGCATATCTACCTGCATCCTGGCAATGGTCATCTACTTTTAAAGGTTCATCTAAACCTTTTTCTTGTGCTTTAGAATCCCATACATAAGAATACATTTCATTTATATAATTAGGGCAATTTACACTTATAGCAAAATCACCAGTTTTCATCATTGATGCAACTGTGGCAATACCTTCAAGAACAGCATTATCTGCCTCTTTAACTGAATAAACACCATCTCTAATCAACTGTACTTGAAAACTTTCTGCACTAGGATCTAGATATATACTATGAACTTTAGTTTGCCAGTATTCACCTAAATGCTTTTTACAAAAATTAATTAAGTCTTGTGAATATTCGCTATTTGTCTTTTGACGTTGCTCTTTTCTTGAGTCAAAATAATATTCCTGTTCTGCCCATATTTTAGGTTTCGCAAACCTATTAACACCAAATAAAATAAATGCCGCTGGGTTAGATGTACCATAGTCAACTCCTAATACATAATATTGGGCAGTTGGGCAAATAGCCAGGGTATGTGCACGTTCATCAAAGAAATCGAAGATTGACCCTTCAGCCATGCACCATTCACCAAGAATAAATCGTTTATACCATAAGCCGGTATAGTTCTTTTTAATGGCTTCTACATAAGATTTTGGAAGGGCTTTATTATCTTCTATCTTGAATTTAAATACTTTTAAATTTAGTTCTTTAACCCGATCAATATAACCTACCTTAAGATAATGTCTAGGTGGCCCTGGGTTAGTACCTCCAAAGAACTGTGATTGTTCTAAAGATAAACGAGAATCTAACATTTTAAAGAAAGACTCGGGCCACAGTGTTATCTCATCTCCGAGTGCTTTTCTTACTGTGGCACCACGAATCTTTCCTTCAGATCGTTCATCATTTGCTCCTATGACGTGTATCACATCTCCAAATAAATAAAACTCTTGTTTACCTGAATAATAAACAGCATTCTTTTTACCAACAAGCTCAATTATTGGATTTATAACGTTACGTTTAAGTGCCCCTACAGTTTTACCTACCATTATATCAACAGCATCGGGTGGGCAATCTTTTTTAGACTCTCCAACAGCTTGTATAAAACGATAGTCAATACCTACTGTTTTACCAGAACGTACTGCACCTTCCCATAAATTTAACCGGGCATTAGATTCAAGGATGGAGTACTTCTGCTTAGGATTCAGTTTCATCTACCAATCCTAGCTCTTTCTTATCTGCGGCAGTTAACTTTGACAGTTCTTCAATAGTACGTAGAATTTCACCTTTTTCATTACTAGATGCACCTTTACCAGTAAGTACCCAATTATCAGGATCAACATTCGTGAGGTAAAACTTAGCCGCTTCAACTGAAGGTAAAACATATTCCTCGCGTATTGTCTCAGATTCTATAGTCATCAGCCCATCGTCATCAGCCAGGGCTTCAAGACCTTGTTTTGGCTTTGTGCGGGTTTTAGTAACTGAACGCAGTTTGTGCTTAAATCCAGTAGCTCGTTTATGCAGTGCATGTATCACAGCAGCTTTTGCTACTTCTTTTACATAATCAACCTTGGCCTTAAACCATGGATCTTTCATCCAACACTGTAGTATGGTTATTAGTGGGATATTCATTATTGTGGCTACTTTATCAACCGGTAGTCCACCATTTAATAGCTCAAAAAATCGTGCTTCTAAGCCAGGGGTTCTTGGTATGTTATAATCACCATCAACTACTTTCTTGTGCATTTGCTTTTTTACATAAGCAAAAAAGTATGGTTGATAACGTACAAATTGCTCTTTTGAAATGTGTACTTCTGCATTTATATAGTCATAAATGTCATTACTATAGCAGCCCTCTAACCAGGCTTCATAGTAAAGTTCCAATAACTTGGCGGAAGGTAGATGGCTCATAAACCGTAATATATTATATAGATAGTATAAATAGTTAGCTATTTAAGACAAAATTTTAGCTTATTTA